AAATACACTGTAATTTAGATATTGATGGGTTTGAAGATGTAGATGAAAACGGCGAAATGACAGGGGTAAAACTACCTTATATCGTTACTATTGATACCAATACCAACAATATCCTTAGTATTTATCGTAATTACGCTGAAGACGATCCTTTTCGTAAGAAAATAGAGTATTTTGTGCATTTTAAGTTCTTACCAGGCCTAGGATTCTACGGTTTTGGTCTAACTCACATGATTGGAGGACTTTCTAAGGCTTCAACCAGTATTTTAAGGCAATTAATAGACGCTGGTACCCTTGCAAACCTACCTGCAGGCTTTAAAACGCGTGGTATTAGGATTCGTGACGAGGATACACCCATACAACCAGGAGAATTTAGAGATGTTGACGCTCCAGGTGGTTCCTTGCGTGAATCTATCCAACCTTTACCTTTCAAAGAGCCAAGCGGTACTTTATTAAACCTGTTAGGCATATTAGTTAATGCAGGACAAAGATTTGCCTCTATTGCAGAGATAAATGTAGGCCAAGGTAATCCAAATGCACCTGTAGGCACAACTTTAGCCTTATTAGAACGATCAACTAAGGTATTATCAGCCATACATAAAAGACTACATAATTCACAAAAAAAAGAGTTTCGTATCCTTTCTAACGTATTTCAAGAGTATTTACCGCAAGAATATCCATATAACGTGGCAAATGCTAACAATACCATTAAATTATCTGATTTTGACGATAGAGTAGATATATTCCCAATATCTAATCCTGATATTTTTAGTCAATCGCAACGTATAGCTATGGCACAAGAAATGATGCAGCTAGTTCAATCCAATCCAGAAGTACACGGCCCATCAGGTATATATGAGTCTTACAAGCGTATGTATGCAGCAATAGGGGTAGATAATATAGAACAAATATTAGTACCGCCCCCACAAACAGAACCAAAACCTATTGAAGCTGGTTTTGAAAATAATCAATTACTTTTAGGAAATCCCGCTAAAGCGTTCCCTGAACAAAATCATGATGCACATATAGCAACGCACATGAGCTTACTCAATACACCACCTGTGCAAATGAACGCACAAGTACAAGCTTTGATTCATTCACATATTATGGAACATTTACAGATGAAGTCTGACATCTTAGCTCAAGAACAAATGCCACCAGAGGTATTACAACAGTATCAACAGATTCAACAGCAAGCTCAACAGGTTAGTCCAGCAGAGCAAGGTGTTTTAATGCAACAAGCAAATAGCATCATTGCTCAGTTTTCTGCACCTATTATGTCGCAGCTTATCCAAGAATATACTGCCAAGATAACTTCACCAGAGGATGAGGATCCGTTAGTGGCTATAAGAAAACAAGAACTTGCACTAAAAGGTCAAGAGTTAGCAATAGAACAACAACAGTTTGTAGCTCAAGAAAGACGTAAAGAACAAGATGCTGCAAGAAGGGCAACTATCGATAGAGAAAGAATACAAACCTCTGAAGATATAGCAGAAATGCGTGACGATACGGCTAGAGCTAGACTAGATCAACAACGTATGTTAAAAAACTTAGATTTAATGAATCGTAATTAATTCTTGCAAAATTATTTTTTACTATACATAATACAAAACATGATTAAACGAACAGAAGTAAATCAACAGAAGACACCTACTGTAATGAAAAATAAAAATCCTTACAGTAACAAAGGTAGCGTACCGCTAAAAAATAATGCAGGCACTTTCGATACCAATACAACACCTAAGCCTGGAATGGGTAAAGGTAAGTCCAGAGGTATGGGTATTGCTGAGTATGGCGGTAAGTTTTCTGGTGTATATTAATGGATTCAGTTTGGCTTGCTAAAAAATTTCTTAAAGAAATAGCAGCCAGAAGAGAAGACACTAAAGATGCTATGTTAGCAGGCTGTAGTGAATTTTCTCAGTATGAATACTTGCGTGGGCGTTACAGTTCTCTCGCTGACGCAGAAAATATTTTTAGAGAACTGCTAGGGAAAAACATACAAGATGACATCAAAGATACAGGTTCCTGATCACATAGCAAAAGAAATAGAACGCGAGCAAACTCCAGTAAAAGAAGAAACAAAAGCTCCTTATGTCAAAGAAGAAGCACGGGTATTAGACCCAACACTAATAGAAAAACCAATTTTAGAACGTATGCCACAACCTACAGGTTGGCGTATCCTAATACTGCCTTATGCAGGTAAGGGTGTTACAGATGGTGGTATACAGCTAGTACAATCTACAGTTGACCAACAAAGGTTATCTACCGTTGTTGGTTATGTGGTAAAAATGGGGCCAGACTGTTACAAGGATAAATCCAAGTTTGATGGCCCTTGGTGTCAAGAAAAACAATGGGTATTAATAGGCAGATATGCTGGTGCTCGTTTTAAACTCGGAGATGAATCTGAATGTCGGATCATTAATGATGATGAAGTGATTGCAACTATCTTAGATCCTAGTGATATTCTTGCAGTATAAGGAGAATAAATGGCAGAAGAAGCATTAAATCAAGAGGTAGTAGAAGAAGAAGGGGAAGTAGTTGAACTAGAAGAATCTAATCAAGAAGAATCTAGTGAAGTTCAAGAACCTGCTGTTGCAGAAGCACAACCAGAGGTTGTTGAAGAGACAGCGGAACCAGAAAAAAGCGAAGAAGAGTTACAGGATTATTCTGATAAAGTTCAAAAAAGAATAAATACTTTAACTAGAAAATTAAGAGAGGCTGAAAGAGGTCAAGACTCTGCATACGAATATGCTAAAACAGTTGCAGCAGAGAATGAAAGACTAAGAACTACAGCACAAACCTTGCAACAAACTACCTTTGATGAGTCTGCTACTAGACTAGAATCACAAAAAGCACAGGCTATGGCATCTTTGCAAAAAGCTCACGAAGTTGCAGATTATGAAAAAGTAGCACAAGCCCAAGACGTGTTAGCTAAAATAGCGGTACAAGAACAAAAAGTTCAAGAGGGTAAGTTAAGGATAGAGCAACAACAACAACAGGTTCCTGTCCAACAACCAACACAACAAGTTCAACAACAACCTATGTTTAATTCTAAGATGCAAGCTTGGATTGACAACGGTAATGATTGGTTTTTGAATAATGCTGTCATGCATGAGTCAGGAACACAAATTCACGAAGATTTAGTTACTGAAGGATTTGTCGTTGAAAGTGATGAATACTTTGTTGAAGTAGATAAAAGAATTAGGAATAAACATCCTGAATATTTTAACGAAACGGTAAAAGCAAAGCCATCACAAAAGGTGGCTTCAGCAGGGAGAGTAAGCGGACAAGCTGGTAAAAAACAGATAAAGCTTTCTCCTAGTGAAGTTCAAATGGCAAAAAAACTTAACGTACCTTTGAAAGAGTACGCAAAATATGTTAAAAGGTAACTTATATGACAGATAATACTGACAATCAAAACAGAACACCACGTTCTGCCGACACTCGAGCTGACACAGAAGCTCGCAAACCTTGGAGCCCACCCTCTATGTTGGATACTCCTCCTGCACCTGACGGTTATACCTACAGGTGGATCAGAGCCGAACTCGTAGGCCGTGAAGATCGTAAGAATATAACCTCAAGATTGAGCGAAGGTTTCGACCTAGTTCGAGCTTCAGATTTAGATGATTCTTTAGCTGATCGTTACGATGCCCTCGAAGAAGGTAGACATGCAGGAGTAATATCACGTGGAGGTTTGTTACTGGCTAAGATTCCTAATGAGACGCGTAATGAAAGAAACTCCTACTATCAAAACGCTGCTAGAACTCAACAAGACGCTGTTGATAATGACTTACTCAAAGAATCAGACCCTAGCTCTCCGATTTTAAATCCAGAGAGAAGTAGCAAAGTAACTTTTGGCGGTGGTCAACGAGATTGATCACTAATATTAAATTTTAAATATATAAAGGTGATTTATTATGGCTAACAAAAATGCCCCCTTTGGTGCAAGACTTGTTGGTGCTCTTGGTTCAGGCCCTATGACAAATGGTATGACTGAATACGAGATCGCTTCAGGTGCATCTGGGAATATTTTTTCAGGCGACTTAGTAAAAATGACCAACACAGGTACTATCTTAGTAGCTGCTGCTGGTGATGAAGCCCTTGGAGTATTTAGGGGTTGTAAATTTACGGACACCAACGGTGACGTAGTTTTTAAATCTCATTTCCCAAGTGGCACTGTATCGTCTGATATTGTTGCATTTGTGCATGATGACCCACACGCTGTATTTGAGATTCAAAGTGCAGGTTCTCCAGCTCAAACTGATGTCGGTTTGAACGCAGATATTTCCTATAGCACAGGATCTACCAAAACTGGTATGTCCGCTATGGAGCTATCTGGAACAACAGCAGCTACAACTGCTACATTCAGAATTATGGGCTTTTCAAGTGATCCAGATAACAGTACGACAGGTTCAGCAAACGTAAATGTAATTGTTAAGTTTAATGAGCACTTCTATATCGACCCAACAGGAGTATAAATAATGGCAATAAATAGATCGCAATTAGCGAAAGAACTAGAGCCAGGTCTTAACGCCTTGTTCGGTATGGAATATGCCCGTTATGAGGCCGAGCATCTAGAGATTTTTGAAACAGAATCTTCAGACAGAGCATTTGAAGAAGAAACACTAATCGTAGGATTCGGTAACGCAGAAGTAAAATCAGAAGGTAGTGGAGTCAGATTTGACAACGCTAACGAAGGTTATACATCACGTTACACCCACGAAACAGTGGCTCTTGCTTTCGCACTTACTGAAGAAGCAATTGAAGATAATCTTTATGATAGACTTGGTGCAAGATATACCAAAGCCCTAGCAAGATCTATGGCAAATACAAAGCAAATCAAAGCTGCAGCGGTACTAAACAACGCGTTTAGTGTAGCAGGTGGTGATGGTAAAACTTTGATTGCAACTGATCATCCGCTTGGTGGTGGAGGATCTTTAGCAAATAGAGCCACAACTATGGCAGACTTGAATGAGACATCTCTTGAAGATAACCTTATTGGAATTTCTACATTTACAGATGATAGAGGTTTAAATATTGCTCTAAAAGGAATGAAACTCATAGTCCCACCACAGCTTGTGTTTGTTGCTGACAGACTACTACAAAGTCCAGGCAGAACAGCCACTTCAGATAACGATATTAACGCTATCGCTAATATCAACAGCATGTTACCTGAAGGCTATGTAGTTAATCATTATCTAACTGATACAGATGCATACTTCATCAAAACTGACTGTCCAGATGGATTTAAGTATTTTGAAAGAAGTCCTATGCAAACTGCATTAGAAGGTGATTTTGATACTGGCAACATGAGATATAAAGCTAGAGAAAGATATTCTTTCGGTTATTCAAACTTCAGAGCCGTTTTCGGTTCTCAAGGAGCTTAAAGGAACGATTTATTGTAGCGTTTCTCACTCAACTACAATTTTTAAGGGAGCTTCGGCTCCCTTTTTTTGTTGCTTACTTTGTTTAGTGGGTGTAAACTCAAGGTAGTTTTAAATTAATTAGCTTAATGAGGATCGATTCGATTTCCATTAATACAAGTAAAGGAGTTCATAATGGCTAATCCACATTTTCAAAACTTAATATTATGGGCAGGTAATACTGTTGCTACGGAGCACAAGAAAAACCAGCCTATGTTCGCACCATATCCATCAGACCAAACATTTTATATGTATCATAATGACTTTTTTACATATAACTCTGGCGATTGGACTATAACAACTACTGAGGCTGGTACTGGTAGTGCATCTGAAGCTGTAACTTCACAAGCAGGCGGAGCTTTATTGCTTACTAACGCTGCTGGTGATAATGATCTAGACTTTTTACAACTAAAAGGTGAAGGGTTTAAATTAAGCACAAGTAAGAAAGCATACTTTTCTGCTAGATTCAAAGTAAGTGATGTAGATCAATCAGACTTTGTTATGGGTCTTGGAATTACAGATACTACACCTCTTGATACTACAGACGGTGTTTTCTTTATTTCAGCAGACGGTGATGCAGGGTTAGATTTCTTAGTTGAGAAAGATAACAGTGCAACAACTACAGAAGATGTAGCAACTATGGCAGATGACACATTTATTACAGTAACCTGGTTTATAGATCCAGATGCTTCAAAAGTGTTCTATTCTGTAAATAACGCTGCACCAGTGGGTGTTGTAAACACTAATTTACCTGATGATGAAGAATTAACCGTATCATTTGGTATTCAAAATGGTGAAGCAGCAGCTAAAACTATGACTATTGATTACGTTGTAGCAGCAGTAGAAAGATAGGAGTAAACAATGGCAGATACAGTAACTTCACAAACCATTCAAGATGGTGAAAGAGTCGCAGTATTAAAGTTTACTAATGAATCTGACGGTACTGGTGAATCTTCTGTTAAAAAGGTTGATGTTTCAGCACTAACCACTAACAGTGCTGGTGAGTCTTGTACTGGTGTTTCTATAGCACGTATTTACTGGGCAACCAGAGGTATGGGTGTTGATATCGAGTTTGATGCTACAACCAACGTGCTAGCTATACCATTACCAGCTGATAGCACAGGTGATGAATACTATGACGATAGATTTAGCGGTATACCAAATAATGCAGGTACAGGCGTGACTGGAGATATCGACTTTACAACTGTAGGCCACTCAAGTGGTGATGCTTATTCAATCATACTTGTTTTGAATAAGAATTATTAATGAATGGCAGAATACAAAGGCAAAACCGTAACTCTTAATAAGCCAAGGGCTATCCCAAAAGGTAGCCCTGGTTATGGTAAGAAACGTAAAGAAGTTTTTGTAAAAAATCCCGCAACAGGTAAAGTTAAGCGTATTGCGTTTGGTGATGCTAAATTAGGCATGCATAAAAACGATCCCAAAAGAAAAAGATCTTATTGCAAAAGAAGTGAAAAGCTTGGTAATGATCGTATGAAAGCTAACTATTGGGCTAGAAGAGATTGGGATTGTTAAATGTCAAAAAAACGTGATCCTAAATTTGGAACAGGTAAAAAACCAAAAGGTAGCGGTAGAAGGCTATATACAGATGAAAACCCCAAAGATACCGTATCAATCAAATATGCAACCATTCAAGACGCTAGAGACACCGTTGCTAAAGTTAAACGTACAAAAAAACCCTTTGCAAGATTAATACAGATATTGACTGTAGGTGAGCAAAGATCTAAATACGGCGGTAAGCCTAGGCAAGCTGAAATATTTAGAAGAGGTAAAGATGCAATTAGAAAAAAATATGGTAGGATTAAATAATGGCAAAATCAAAAAGTAAAGGAAAAATTTGTCCAGAAGGAAAAGCTTGGGCAAAAAGAACTTTTGATGTTTATCCATCTGCGTATGCAAATTTAGCAGCTTCTAAGTATTGCAAAGACCCTAATTACGCAAAAAAAGCTAAAGGCGGTAAAAGAAAAGGTAAACGTTTTGGTGGCCCAATAAGAGGCCAAGGTATTGTTATGTCTAATAGATTAAGATGAGTAAGGGTCAGCTACAAAGTTGGTTAGATGAAGATTGGGTCAGATTGGGTGCAGATGGCTCTATAAAAGGATCTTGTGGTGGTCGAAAAGAAGCTGAAGGTAAACCAAAATGTATTCCTAGAAGTAAAGCAAACAGACTAAGCAAATCACAAAGGGCAAAATTAGTTGCACGTAAAAGAAAAAAAGATCCAAATCCAAACAGAAAAGGTAAGCCTATTATGGTGTCTAACAAATTAAAATCAGGAGGCAAAGTGAAAAAACTAAAACCAATACCGCCAGGCAATAAAGGTTTGCCTAAATTACCAAAAGAAGTCAGAAATAAAATGGGATATTTTGTTGATGGTGGTAGAGCTGAAAAAAAGAAAGGTGGCAAGATAGCTAGAGGTTGTGGTAAAGTTATGTCTAATAGGCGTAAATATACAACTACAAGATAGGAGATAATATGCCAAAACAAGACAAAGAAATGGCAGCCAAGTTAAAAGCAAGGCAAGCCGCTAAAGTAAGACCAGATGAGCCTGTAGTAGAGGATCGTATTTATATAAATATGCCCAAGAAAAAGGCACCTGCCAAAAAGACTAAAACAGCACCAAAAAAAAGTGCTAAAAAATCTACTAAAAAATAAGGAGTAAAAGATGCCAGGCAAAAAAAATTCAAAGTACGGTAGTATGATGAAAAAGTCTAAAGGCGGTTCACTTATGAAAAAATCCAAAGGCGGATCACTTATGAAAAAGTCTAAGGGTGGATCATTAATGAAGAAATCTAAAGGTGGCTCTTTAATGAAGAAATCGAAAGGAGGCTCTCTTATGAAGAAGTCTAAAGGCGGTTCTTTAATGAAGAAGTCAAAAGGAGGATCTTTAATGAAAAGATCTAAGGGTGGTTCTTTAATGAAAAAATCAAAGGGTGGATCAGTTATGATGGCAGGCAACGCAAATAGAAGAAGAAATCGTTTGAGATAGTGCCATATTTAATTAGTAATATCCCACATTTTAAATGTTGGGTTAGGAGAGAGTTCACACACAATCATGAGGATTATCATGAAGAGTATTTACATGCTCTAGCTATAGCCGTTAATACAATCCCAGATAGATCACTTAGCTTCCAAGTAGTTTTTACAGGAGAAGAATCAAATTGTGAAGACTGGGATGAGGGCAATATACATGGTGGAGCTATGTGGGCTAGAATGCCCATACAAGCTCTTGTCGCAGATATAACTATGGAAGACTTCCCTAGGCCTATGGAAGACCATTTAGCACAACCTTGGGACTGTGAGGCAAGAGATCATGCAGTTACAGTTATGGATAGAGTCAGCTCATCACCTTGGATTGCTAAAATAGATGGTGAGTTTTA